TAAATATATAATGCGGTTGCGATTATCAATATTAGTTTCAACAAGCGTTGATTCATCAGAAGCAAATCCATAATCTTGACCAAATACAGAAACACCTACTTTTTTAAATTTGCCTATTGTCCAATTGCTGAATATAACGCCCTCAGCTTTTGCTAACCAACCACCGAGCATTTGATGTTTGTATTTATCCGGCCGCCTGCTTTTAATAGTTTCAATTTGATTTAAATAGCTTTCAGATAAATTATCTAAGTTGTCTAAATAAGTTGTGTGTATATAAGTTATATTATCTTTAGTTGTATTTGTTCCTCCCATTATAGCTTTGTCTTCAAAAAATCTTGAATATATCCAATGCTCTTTTGTAACCGGATTTAAAATAAGTATAACTCTATTTTGTTGTTTTAAATTTCTAACTGATAAATCTATTTTATCAAATATACTTTCGTCAACTAATTCCTCTGCCTCATCCATAACCCACGTACTCACATTTGTTAAAGATTTTAAATTAGCTGTTTGATCCCCTGATGAAGTTTTAATACCTTTAAATAATATTTTACTCCCTGAACGTTTATTTATAATTTCATCTTTTGTAATATGAAAGTCATCTTCAATATTTAAAGTTTCAATCTTGTCAATAAATTCTGGTATAATCGATATATAAGCGGAAGCTAAAGTAAACCTTGTAAATAAAATTGTATGGCCTGCTTCGTATGTAAGTAATACTAATAATAAATTAACTGAAAAAGATTTACCCGAACCTCGCCCTCCTGTTACAATAAAGTAACGAGAATCAGAAGATGTTATTGGTGAATACTTTTTGTTTATTTCTATCACTTAAATTTAATAAGCTCTTTGAAGTTTATGTTAAAACCTTTTGAAGATGTTATGTCTACTGATTCTTTTGGTTTGCCATACCTATAACCGAAGTATAAAGACATTGCTCTTGAATCACCTTTTAGTATTTGTTGACCAAGTGTTTTAATGACCTCGTCGTTGTCAATTATATTATCTAACCTTTCTATTAGTTTAATCTCATCTGCTTTTTTAGGGCGGCCTGAACCTTGTCTAGCACCGCCATTTTGTTTACGTTTATCCATAGTAATTTATATTGTTCTAAAACGGCGTCGTACATTCCACTTAATTGTTTTACTCTCCCCTAATATATTAAGCTTTGAAACTTTGTAATTAAATATATCACGAGTTTCGTTTAATTGAGCATTGCCATTTTTAATTTGCATAATTGAAATATTATTGATTAATCAATCTTTACTATATAACGAGTAAATATAAATTATTTATTTTAATCTTTTACAAATGTGCCATTTATCATTTTACCTTTGCGTTGGCTAATAACCTTATAAGCTGATTCGATACAGTCTTCGATTGTACAATCTTCGAAGTGTGCTAAGTTTGTTAAGACAACTACAATATCTCCTATTGCATCTATAATTTCCGGTTTATCTTTCTTTAATATAGCTTTAGCTAATTCGCCGCACTCCTCTTGTAGTTTTACATATTGTGTATGTGAGTTACCTTTTTTATATATATCTCTAACTTTTGCCCAGTTTCTTATGTTGTCAAAAATTGTCTTAGGCTTATTGTCGGACGCTTTTTCAAAAGGGTTTCGATATACATATCTTTTATTATCATTTTGTGATTTGATATTATTATTTTTTATCCACGTAATTAAGTCTTTTGTAAAATATATTTTTTTATCATCATAAGTAATATAGTCAGGGAATTCGAAACCTGTTAAAGCTTTATCGAAAGTGTTGTTTAATGTAACTGTTTTGTCTGTTATGTAAAATTTGTTTTTAATATTCATAATTATTTCTTTATAGGGTTTTTTATCTTGTTTGTATTTGTATTTAGTTTGTAGCTCTAACTCTTTTTTTGAGGCATCGTGTATATTGTTTGTTGTATATAATATATCGTAATTTGTATACCCCTGTTTTTTTTCTACTCTTTCTTTAAGATCAGTCGTGCAACCAATTTTAATTCCTTCTATGTGATATATATAATACATTATTTTATTAACTCTGCTTTGATATAATTATTACAATTGTAATTTAATAAACTGTAGCTTTCGTATTTACCTTGTAAAATAGGTAATTTATGTATTTTGTTTTTACAATATTGTAATGTTTGTTTTATATGAGGTTTATATATATGCGCATCAATTAAATTAATGCCTAAGTAATTTGGTAAAAGATTTGTTTGTTCTGCCATTGTAGTTAAAAATAATGCACCAACAATTATATCATAGGGCAAACCTAAAAATAAATCTGAGCTGCGAAAATTCATACTCATATTTAATTTATTATTTACTCTTACAAAATTAAACTGAGTAAAACAGCATGGTAAAGCTTGCTCTTGTAAATCGCTAGGGTTCCATAAATTTATTATAGCCCTACGAGAATTGTTTTTAATCTCTGTAGTGGCATATTCTATTTGATCTATATTGTCATTATAATTTCTTATTTGATGGCCATAAACTTTGCCTAAATCATCTGTGCTAGTATAATCATTCCACCACTTTACATTGCGTTTGTTTAAATAACTAATATCTGTTCTGCCTTCAAACATCCATCTAAATTCTGCTAAAGCTTTATCAAAAAATATTTTTTTTCCTGTAACAATAGGAAAACCTTTATTTAAATTAATATTAAATGATTTATTAAATAGTTTAAAAGTATTTATCCCTGTTCTGTTATTACATTCTTCGCCCTCTGTTAAACACTGTAATAATATTTTTTTATATTTTTTTTCAAAACTACTCATAAAGTTTCTTTTGATTTCTGTATATATAATATAGCGTCCATTAATTCCTCCTGTAAATGGTTAAGCCATTCTTTTTTCGATAATGTATCTTGATCCATTGTAACGCCATACTTTTTAAAACCTACATCTGAACGTGATATAAATTTGTCAACTACTCTTTCAACTACGGGGTCTCTAAATTCTATTTGTTTTTTTTTCATATTATTATGTTTTGTTTAATTTGTTTTTCCATTCCCAGCCTTTAATAATTTTGGGTATTTCTTTTTCAATCCATACTTCTTTTTCACCTGACAAAGAATTAATTAATTTTATTACAGGTTTTTGTAATTTTTTTTCTAAGTTATTACATTTGTTTTCTAAATAATGTATTCTGTCTATCTCATCATATTGTAAATCTGATTTAAACAAAAACATATTTTCTATTTCTTGTAATTTTTTATTATGAGACTTATGCATTTCATAATCAGCAAACGAATGTATTGCAGTTGCGTGCGTAATTGCTCTGCCGTTTTTTGTATAAAATAAAGCAATGTTTGTCCATCTCATATTTAATTTCTGTCTAAGCAAATAAGTTAACAAAGATCTTACTTCAATGTATTTTCTTCTTCTAGAATTTTCAAAGACATTAACTCCTGATAGCTCAATAATTTTATTAGCTATTTCAATTGGTTTTAAATTTATCATTTTTCTTTTAGTTTTAATAAAGTATAGCATTGAATATATTTTTCACGCGCTTTACTTTTATATCTTTTTTTGAATAACAAATATAATTGTTTTGTGAATTGATATTTAGTTTTGCAATCTTTAAAATATTTACGCGAAAAAGCAGGGCCTTTTCCTTTGAAAAATTGTACATTATCAGCGGTGTCCCCGCAAATCATTTGTTCATAGAAATTATATAAAGCTTGCTCTTTACTAATGTTTAATATTATTTTGTGTTTGAAATGATAATTATAAATTAACGCTGGAAATTGTTTATAATCTTTGTCTAAAGAAACAATCATTACGTTTTCTCTACCAATTTCATTACTTATAGTATACCAATATTTTGCAACTAAATCATCTGTTTCAATTCCATAAGTATAAATACTATTATAATTTTTTTTAACATAATCATGCATATCATTTAACAAAGGAGGTAAAGCTTTTGTTTTCCTATTAGCTTTATAATCTTTTGCTATTTGTTTTCTAAAATTACCTTTGCTCCCGTTAAATGTAATTATACGATCTATTTCGTATTTTTCTTCTAAGTCATTTACAATTTTCATAAACTGCTCGTCAAACTTTACAATTGAATCTTCAATGTTTTCGTAATGCATACTTTCATTACCTGAGTTGTCAGATTTTGAACGATAGCAACTAGCAAATATTAAGCTGTCTGCATCAACAAGTAAAACCATAATTTATGATAATTTAATTATTAAAAAGGTTATTATTAAACCCCCAAATGCAATTCCAAATATAATTAAACTTGATGCATATTGTTTATCTGATCTGCCTTGACGCGATCTGTATTGACGTACTTTTTTTTCTTTTTTCATATTATGCAAATATCCAAAGT